AGTCATGGGACCCAAAATCATCAAGGGGGGTCATTTCTATATCCACGCCTAACTCAACCTTCAAAATTTCAGATACCCCCTCCCCCTCTTCTTCTACTTCGTCTAGGGTGGGTACTTCGCTAGGATTTGATATTTGATTTTCTGGAATATTATGTAATATCTCTGCCCTATCATCATGGTCATTTAGGGGGGTGGGGTGCGGTGGGGTCTCGGATAGGGGAATATCGTTCTCCGTCTCGTCCAATTCCTCTGACATAGGTTCGTCATCTGATATAAGTTCGGCATCTTGTATCGCTTCCCCTCTTATCTCTGACAATAGTTCGTCCGCACTCCGTTTCTTATCGTCTGACAATGTGAGACTGTTACCTATAGCTTTTCGTAAGCTGTCCATTAATCGCTGTTTGACTTCGTCCGAGTTGGTGACAATCGTGGCGGTCTTATCCCTGTCTTCAAACAGTCCAACTTCGGTGAATTTGCCAATCAGTTCCAATGCTTTGAGGCGGTCTCTCGGTGACAAGTCGTCATCAATAGCGAGTTCGGTAATTTTTTCTATGGCGAGAGCTCTTAAAGAAGTAGGCAAAATAAGATGTTTTATCGTTTCTGACGCTTGTAATTGATTTATCATAAGTGAGACTTTAGTGTTGTTGAATACTTTATTGGCATTGACTGATTGTCCGTTTGGCTTCCCTTGAGTGTCATAAGCGTTTCGATAGGCTTCAGTCTTATTCATTCCCTTGAGGACGATATTTTCAGTAAACTTACGCTGTTTTGATGTTAGCTTGATGTCGTTCCCTAGTATCTTATCCAATGGGACTTGCTGTATCGCTTCGCTTATTTGGCGTTTAGATAGCTTTGGCGGCGGTTTGGTCATAGGTATAAATCAGGTATATTGAGAATGATTCTCATTATAGTTTAGAAATCGAACGCTGTAAAGCGATTTTAACGAACGATTGATAGTCACTTGATATTCTGATATTAACTTTTTAATCGTTTGTTATAGTGCGATTGTGTGCTTTTTAGCTATAAAGTGCTTTTTCGCTTCGCTTTGAGGTCTCAAAAATGGCGGTTTTAAGTCGTTTAAACGGGCTTAAAAATAATTGTTGCAATTAAAAATTACATCAATTAAACTAGCAATACATGAAATAAAACCTTTTCATGTGTTTATTAATAAAAAGAGGAGTAGTAAAAATGAATAGAGAGACATGGCTTAATCAAGTCACCGAGCAATTTATCAGACCATTGTTTATTTCAAAAGGGTTTGAGATTCCAAAAAACGTCCGCTTAACTTGCGGTTTACCTAGTCAAAAAGCGTTCGGCATGAAGCAACAGCGGATTGGTGAATGTTGGTCTGACATAGCTTCAAAAGACGGACATTACGAAATAATGATTTCACCAACGATTGCGGATAATCAAACAGTCACTTCTACATTAATACATGAGTTAGTCCATGCGACTGTTGGTCTCGAAGCTGGACACAAGAAGCCGTTTAAACAATGTGCTGTTGCTGTTGGTTTGACAGGCAAAATGACAGCGACAACTTCAACGGACGAACTCAAAGCAATCATGAACGAATGGTTTTTAACTGTTGGTGATTATCCTCATGCTGTATTAAGCGGAATGACCAACGGAATCAAAAAACAATCAACAAGAATGATTAAATGCGAATGCGAGGAGTGCGGATATACAGTAAGAATGACAAGAAAATGGCTTGCTGTTGGCGTGCCAAATTGCCCTCAATGCGATATTAAATTGAGTTCTGATAATAACGAGGGAGAGGACGAATAGTCCTCCCCTATTTTTTGGAGATAAAAAAATGCAACAGTATATTAAAAGCATAACAAATCAGTTTAGAGACTATGACGGACAAAAGGTAAATGTATTTATCATCAATGACCGATACGAAATACACACCGATTGTGGCGTGTGCTACGATACAATAAAAGGCGGTGATTTACCGCAATATATTTTTAGATTGAGAGAAGCATTAACAAACAACAGGTTTTATTTATAATGCAAATTTAAGCCAATTAGCAATAGTTGGCTTATGTGTGCAATTTCGCACGATTAGAGAGGAAAAGACAAAATGAACTTAAACCCAATCAGAGCAAATTTGACAGAGGTTATTATTAACAACGATTTGAAAGTGTTATTTAGCTATAAAACTCCTGTGGCTTGTGAGTTAAAAGGCGAGATTTTCAAAACGGATAAATTCTGGAGTAAAACTACAACACGCCATATTAACCAATGGCTTGACGGACGAAACGCAGAGACAGCTTACCAATCATTTTTTGACACATTGACAGGAGGTCTAGTATGAGTGTTATTAACATGAATTTATATCAAGTAGAATATCTATACAACGGAGAATTTTGTCGCAATAATTTTAATTATGAACATGAAGCAAAACATTTTGCTGTTGATATTTCAAATGACAAAGGCGTCTCTGATATATTAGTGTGTGAATTTGGTTCATATATTGGCAGAATTGAATCAATTAATAATTGCAACGCTTTTGTTAGAATTTAAGGAGTAATCATGAGTTTATTACAGGAAATGGAAACGCACGGACTTGCAGACTGTGAATTCAATCGCCAATTATTACAGGAAGCGTTTAAACGCAGTCTTAATAAAGCAAGGATTCAAAGCATTAGGTTTTTTTTATCAACCATGACAGAAGCACACTCATATATTTAAGGGGAAATTATGAAAAGCATATATTTAGCAAAGGGTCACAACAGTTGGACGAATAAAACATTAAAGAGAGTTTTTAATGACTATACAGAAGCACACTCATTTTTGGAGGGTTTGACAGATTCGTCAGTTAAGATGTATAGTTCAGATAGCTTAATCGAAGCTGTGAATTTACTTTTAAGAGAGGAAATAAAATGATTACAATAGGGGATAGAGTAAAAGTCATTGACCAAAACATTACAGGCACAGTTATTCGTTATGATTGCGGGTCTAAAGTGGTCATAACAGATGATGACGCAGAAATGTGGAGTGAAAATGGCGAGGAAACTTTAGTTTATAGAATATCTGAACTTAAACTTTTAGACGAGGAGATAAAATGAAAACTTATTGGGTAACCTATCAAAGATATATGACCGAAATGGAAGAGGTCACGATTGCTGTTGAGGCTAAAAATGAAAAACAAGCACTACAAAAAGCACAACAGGGAGACGGAGAGGAAGTTGAATGGAATACATGGGACAGAACCTCACAAGAGGATTATTGGGACAATGTAGAAATCAACGAGGAAAAAGATATGAACTTTATTAAGGGAGATGAAAATGGGACAGTATCACAAAGTTTATAATGTAGATAAACAAGAGATGATTAATGCTCATGGCATTAATAATGGTTTGAAATTAGTTGAACAAGTAGGGCATGACCTATCAACCTCAACCGCTTTATTCCTGTTGTTAGCTAACTCCAATGGTCGTGGAGGTGGTGATGTAAGAGAGCATGAATTAGTCGGCAGTTGGGCAGGGGATAGAGTTGTTGTGCAAGGCGACTATGCAGAGCCAAACGACAAAGGCTTTATATCTAACACGGATAGATACAGAGATATTAGTAATGATGTATTTAATATGTTAAGAAGCACAATGGAGGGTATTTAACATGGAAGCTAGTAGATATGAACTTATAAAAACAGAATGGGGATTTATGGCATACGACCATGACTGTGACCAATTCTTGTATAACAAAAGAAATGAATGTTTATTTGATAATGATTTAGAAGCTAACAAACTTATTGAGGACGCAGTTCAAACAAATATGGAGGAGAACGAAAATGCCTAAATTTATGTTAAGAGAAACATTGTGGCAGTATTACATAGTGGAAGCAGACACAGAAGATAAAGCTGTTGAGAAACTGTATGACGGGTTTGGAGACATTGAACCTGTGGACGCTGAATATTTAGATGACATTTTAGTCAAGGAGATACAGAATGCTTAAATATGTTGTGAACGATTTACAGGGAGGGTCTTTTATGTCTTGGACATGGGAAACTCCCCTAGATAGAAAACAGTTGTTGGAGGTGTTTAAACAGTTTGCAGATAGTGACAACATGGAAACGCCTAAAAAGTATTTTAACTTGGGCTTCTGTGCTGATATGTGGGAAGTGGACATCAAGCCGTTTAAACATAGTGGCAAGTATTGTGCTAGATGTAATTGTGAGTTATCGTCATATAAACCTAACAGAACGAGAGGCTATAAATATGTTTGTGTGAATTGTGATGAAGATATTTACGAATTCGAAGCAAAGGAGAAAACAAATGAATTACATAGCAGTTGATTGGTTTGATGAGGAATTAGATAAATTTTATGGTGATACCAATAATGGAATGACACATGGCATACTATTATTTGACAATGAAGCACAAGATGTCATAGATGTTCAATGGTATCTTTTACAGTCTAAAAGAGATGAAGAGTTAGAACAATTACAAACGGAGGGTATTTAATCATGGGTTATAGAAGCCAAATAGCAAGTATCATTTATGATAAAAAAGAAATTATGGATAAATTCAAAGCTGACCATGCAGACATAATCAAAATATTAGATGATGAATTTAATGACGGGTCATTAAAATATATTAGTAGTGAAGATTATGATTTCATATATTTGAATGGTAATGATTGGAAATGGTATCAAACATTTAAGGAAGTTAAAGCATGGGAAGAACTTATGGATTTGGCAGACAAAGAAAAGTTATCTGTTGAGTTTGTAAGAATTGGTGATGATTATGATGATGTTGAGGTGGATTATAGAAACGATCCTCAATATTATTTAACACCGATTAGAACCATTGAAGCTAGTTTTTAATAACATTGTTTAAACAACACGGAGAGGGAAATGACTAAAGATCAAAAATTGGAAGCATTAATTAATCGTGATATGGATAACATATTTAGCGACTATAAGGAGTTGGAACAGTTTGTAGCTTATGTGTTAAAAAATGGTTATGAGGGGTATGGCAAGTTAAACTCTGAAGATATTGACGGAATTTATACAGATATATTTGAGGAGGAATAAAATGAATAGAGATAAGATGATTCAAAGATTGGTTAATGAAAACTTATCATTATGCCAAAACAATACAGAGGTGAATGACGGAGTTATTTTTGATTTACTTATGTATGGATTCAAAGGATATGAAAACATGAGTATAAAAGAACTTGAAGATGAATTAGGTGATTTAGATGAGGTGCAAGATGATTAAATACAAAGGCGATACAGCGTCAATAGATAATTTAGGGGACGCATTAGAACTATTTGCTAAACATGGGATATGGGTATTAATATCAAACAAAGCAAAAAAAGACCCTTATGGCGAACGTTTAAGATTGGCATTTTTTAAGGAGGTGGAAAAAACATGATTACGCACGCACAATTAACAGAGTGGTTTGGTGGAAAAGGCAATTTTGATACAGAGGATTGTTTGGAAGTATTGTTAAGTTTAGTCAATCAAGAATACTCAATTAGAGCATTTAAGAATGACATTTACGAAACGCTAGACATTGAACCGAATGGATATACAACACCTAAATTTGAACCAACAGAAGATGATGATGTTGCATAAAAACAACAAATAGGCGGGACATGGGTTGCCTAGAAAGAGTAAGTGTGGTAAGGTTATAAGTCCTGCCTTTCAATAAGGAGAAGCTATGCAAGAATTAGAGGTTGCAAGTGCCTGTTTGGGATTGATTTTATTCGGTGAAGCGGGTAATGATTTCAATAACCAAATGGCAGTTTATAACGTAGTAATGAATCGTAGTAAAACCATAAGTCGAGTGTGTGATACTGTATACGAACCAAAGCAATTCGAATACATCTCCCTCATTCAAAATAAGAAAGCCAAAGAACCTAACCAAAAAGAGTTTCTACAATACAAACTCCTAGCGGTTAAGTTTCTTACAAAAGCCAAAGGATATACTTATAATCCCGTTGGTCATGCGACTTTCTTCCATGATGACAGAATCAGTCCACAAAAAAATATCTTTAAAAAGCCTTTATTAGCACAAGTAAATAACCTATACTTCTATTAACTAGATAGTATTAGTTTTTTTAACTCTTCTGCCATTTCGGGAGTGCCACGAGCAATATGGTCGTCATTAAAGTCATTCCCAGCTGTCATGCTGAGCCAATACGGCTTGCCTGTTTCAATAGCGGAGTTCTCTCCAATGCCATTTCTGTCGTTATCTGCGACAACGAGACCTTTCCTGAATTTCCTAGCTATGAGCTTCATGTTGCTTGCACTGAAGCATGTATAGATAGAATACTTGATATTGCTAGTTTTCAAGACCTCCCTGATACTGAGAGCAGTCGCATAACCCTCGCAAAAGATAGGAAATCCCTTTGCGTTAAAGGCGAGAGTTGCACCCTTGCTCGTTTGTCCATACAGGAACTTCTTCTCCCCTTGTGCATTGATGAGTTGAACCCCAATCAGCGTTTTGAATTGTCGCATGGGGACTACCAATAGTTTTTCTCCGTTGTTATCCCAGACGTTGTCTAACATATCTGGAAAGCCTTTAGAAGCAAGATATGGGTGAGTTTCTTGTTTGCATTGGTGCATAATCCAACCCGCTTTCTTACGGGCTAATTCTGCTAAACGAATCTTTTCTTCATTGAGCTTGGCTTTAGAAACTTTGTTGATGACCACAGGCGTATCTTTATCGGGAAACCACGTTGCTGGTTTATCCATTGTTGCCCAATTAATCACGAATCCAACATCACCCTTAAACATATAAGAGCCATTTAGTTTTCTTGGCTTATCTTCTGTTGGAACTCGAATTGATTTATATGGGATAATGTTGTTGATAATTAAACCATGAATTCTGGCGAAGTCTTGGAATGTCATGCTGCTCTCCTAGATGGTTTGTTAGCACGAGCATAAGCAATCATTCTGCTTTTAACATAATTCATAGTCTTGATACTTGGTTCTTTTCTGCTATATTCTAACTTGGTAGGTAAGACACCATACTTCTGTTTAAACGTCTTCATCGCCCAATGAGGATTGAATTGTTTCATATCAGCGATTGAAAGTAATTCGGAATAGAACTTCTGACGTTCTTCGTATTCTTCGTTTGACATAGAAACAAACTCATGAAGCTCTCCCGCTTTGGTGGAGAACATAGGCTTCTGTTTCTTATAACCACATTCACATTCGGTTGCCTGTGGTATCCATAATGCTTGACATGCGGGACAAACCGCTTCTTTCTTTTCTCGTTCTGATGGTTCGCCTTTGGCTTTCTCTTCTTGAGTATCTAAATCTTTAACGCCATTCAAAAAGACTTCTTCCCAATCATCTCTAAAGCGTAAATAATTACCGCTATGATCTAACCATAGACCAAAGTCTTTACCTTTAAATGATCGCATAACTCTTCCCATTTGTTGAACATGGGAGGATAATGATTTAGCGAAGGGTCGTGCTGATACTCCGATCATAACATCGGGAACATCGAAGCCACGAGTTAAGATGTCTGTTGCAATTAAACCATGAATAGTGGTATCGGGTTTACTAAAGTCTTCAATGACTTTACGCTTGGCATTGGATTCATCAAGATAAGATATAGAAACAAAGTTATATCCTTTCTCGGCAAACTGAGCTACTAAGTCTTGTCCATGTGCTACTCCAGAACAGAATACAATAGTCTTTCTCGGTCTGCCGTATATCTGATGTGTTTTAACAATCCATTCCTGAACAATGTCTCCTGTGAGCTTCATACTCCTTTCGGTAGCCACATCTTGAGACCATTCACCTGCTACTTTCTTAGCACCTTTCATATCGATTTGTTTGGCGATATAAACTTTAAGTGGTGCTAACCATTTGTTGATAACTAAAAATTCTGTGGTTGAACCTGTCACCACGTTAGAATATATTTTACCGAGACCTCGTGTAAACGGAGTGGCAGTTAATCCTATGACTTTTAGTTTAGGGTTTTTCTTAATAAACTCCGTGATTTCTCGTCTTGCAATATGGCATTCATCTACAATGAGAAGATCAATCTTTGGAAAGTCTTGTCTGCGTTCTAGTGTTTGTGCTGAACATATTTGAATAGGTTCAGTCGTGTTATACTTCCAATGGTCTGATTGATATACGCCATGTGGTATATCGTATTTGTCTAATCGTTGGCTTGTTTGATCGACTAGAACAATTCTATCCATAATCATTGCTGATCGTTTGCCTTTATCAGAAGCAGCCTTCATAAGTGATATAGCTACTTCTGTCTTGCCGAATCCTGTTGGTGCGTAAAGTAATTGTGATCTGTGACCTTGTTTAAACCCTTCTCTCAACTTATCTATAACTCCAAGTTGATGCTCCCTTAACTTTAACATATTCTCCTTAACTTCCAGATAACCTCTGGTTAGGTTTTTAATTTGCGTTTTAGACTATTCAAATCACGAGTGAGTATATCATTTCTATTCTGATACATATCTCGTGAATCCTTTAGAGATTGTATTTCTATCATTAGCAACCTATTTTGTGCTACGACTGATTGATATTCGTGAAGTATATAATCCTGTTCAAACTCCGTTGCGTTCCATTGTTTAGAAGCTATAATCGCTTTTAACGATTCAACTTCATCAGCAAGTTCTGCTACTGTTTGAGATAGTTCAAGATTAGTTTGTATTAAATCATCATGGTTTGTTACTGACTTCACTACATCTCCCTATAAATTATTATATCGAATTCTTGCTCTCAATCAAGAAAACTATTTATGTCTTTTTACGATATACCCATTGACGATTGCCATCAATAAGCGTAAAGAATTATTGGTATCTATCCCACTTACGATACTCACGACCAACAGATACAGAAATATAATTTTTAAACTTTTCTTTGATTGCTTCTGCACCAAGCTTACTGACTTCAGTCTTGTTCAATGGCTTAGGTAGTGTTATATAACCTTGACTCTCTAAATACTTTAAGCGAGTTCGGTTAGTCACGCATTTCTGAATGACCTCTTTAATCGTGCAATTAGGATTTTGTGATAAAAAGTTATTGATAAACTTTGCTTGTCTTTCATCATCGAGCTTAGTAAACATTAGAATTTCTCCCCTACTTCTTGAAATATCTTTTCAAATGCTGTTGGTTTAAAGTCTTTCTTATTAAATTCAAATACGGTCTTACGGCCATTGGCGTGTTTAATATAACCTTTGACTACTACATCTTCTACAATAATTGTTTTCTTTGATTCAGCCATTAATATGGTGCCTCCTCATAATCGTTAGTGTTAAATGGTTTGATTTTCTCTTTTGGTAATTCTACTACTTCTATATCTGGGTGACTATCTTTATACCATTTGGCTTCCCTCTTTGACCATCGGTATTTTCTTATAATATCTCCATCATCAACAACTGCGTGAGTGAAATTCATCGTATAGATCCTTATAATAAATTCTTGTTCCAATGCATTCATTTCCATCCATATCCTCTGCATCAAATAATACAAAAGACATATTGTTTTCTAGGTCATGCATGATGACATCTCCATGAAGACCATCTTCAAACTTTACTACATTTTCTATATTATTTTTCTTTAGGTCTTTAAGCTTCATTTTTATTAATCTCTATGTTTGGGTGAATAGAAGCCTTACATTCTTTACATTCTTTAATTACTACTCTCAGTTTCTTATCATACACTTTATTGTACGAATTACAAACTTGACAAAACCAATTATCGTTTATGTGTAGTTTACGTTTCTCCCAACTCATATTTCCTCCTATTTACATATCTTTAGACAATAGCTCTGCCAAGGGTGGTAATGACCGCCTTTGACCCATACTGAGATATTACTGCTACTCAATACCAATCCTACACTGAGTTAATGTTGACTCATTTACTAGAGGCAAAGACCAACCACCCCATGACTAGTAAACTTGTGTGATACCCATTTAAGATCACGAGGCGTGCCGTCAGGTGTAAACGAGCCTATGTATTCTTCCACGCCACCCATTTAGGTGCATTAGTAACGTCTGGAGAACGGATAGTAACAAAAAGGAATAAGAAAAGACGGAAGAGCTGAATAGCTAATCCATTTTTCTCTCATTCATACTTTGTTGCTCTCAATGACAATAATACACAAACTGAAAAAAAATGCAATGGGTATAAAAGAAAAAACCCCGAATGATCAGTTCAGGGTTTTTGGGTCGGTGAGAGAGGCACCGAGGGGTATCGTATGAACGAAAGAAAAGCATCAGACAGAGAGGGATCTGATATTTGAAACATTACACAATATGTTGTGTTTTGTCAAGCATTTATTACTACATCTTGTGTTAGAAAAAATACAACGAATATTCGTTAGACTTTTTTGTTTTTGTCAATATATCACTTTTTTGCGTTTAATTCTTGTAAGTGTTTCATTCAAAAGGGATTTGTCTGTATTTTGAGTGAAAACCATTTTTACAGGCAAATATAATTAACACATGAATTAATATGAGTACGACATATTGACATTGGTATTTTGATGTTGCATAATAGGGCTTCATTTATTTAGAGAGGAAATGAAAATGAAACAAAATATTCGTATTAATCCTATTGACCCAGCTAGAGAGAATGGTCGTATTTATCCCAACCACTACAAAAATGTTGATGTGGACATGTATATGTTCCAATCGGCTATGCTTGCTCGTAAAGAGAAGAAGCGTTTAAACGTATTCTTTTGGGTATTTGTCGTTTGTTGGGCAGCATTTATGGCTTATGTGTTTTGGATAACGAGGTAATTATGGAAATTATTAATCAAGGAATGAGAGTCGAATTAGAAAACATGGCTAAGAAAATGAATGCTATGGCTAAAAAGATTGAAGAAGCAAACAATCGTATAGATTTATTAATGGATATATTAATTAAACAATCAAAAGATGTTCAACATAGATTAGATAAGGAGAGGATATGAAACGATTTTTAGTATTAGCCGAAGTTGAAATTGATGAAAAGAAATACAACGAAGTTGAATCATGGAATATAGAAGTTACGGATTGGATTACCTCTGTACTAGCAGATCATGGTCGTGATCGTGGCATGCTTATTAAAATGCGATGCATGGAAACTGATTATCATTTACTTGATGATGTAAGTAGATCAGCAGATGCGATTGCTAAAGATAAAGCCTTCGATGAATTAGAAGAAGTGATGCTAACAAACAACATGTGTGCTAGTGGAAATTGCGAGGCTTAACATGAGAACAAGAAGCGAGCATATTCCTTTGTATTATTGGATTCAAAACTATGGAAGTATTAACAATGTAAAAGAAGATTCATTTGTTAGACATAGATTAATTGGTTGGCATTTTGCCGATGATGTGCTTAAAAGATTTGTAAGGATTTATAAACCAACGCCTAGCGTATTTGATGACATTATTTACAAGGCAGTAAGAAAATATGGAACACAGTTACAACATATGCCTATCTATTATAGGTGGTATAAAGACAGCAAAGGTAAACCTGTTCCATTTCCTTATAAAAGAGTTAGAAGACCTATGATAGTTTTTAAAAACAAATATGGTATTGAAGAGGTGAGGGTTAAATGATTATTACTAATAAATTTGGATTACCTAAGCCATTTGAAAACATAGCTAAGAATCCCACTTATTCAAAGGGTAAGGCACATCTATCAGCCACACAATTGCTTAACAGTCCTAAGATTGTAGCATTGATGAAGAAGCACGATGGTGAGTTGACTCAAGATGTAGCAGATACCATTTGGTCCATCTTCGGTTCAGCAGTGCATAGCATCTTGGAAAAAGGTGGTGATGAGAATCATATCGTTGAAGAAAGATTCTTTGCAGAACTTGATGGTTGGAGTATATCAGGTGCTGTTGACTTACAAGTCATCGATAGCGATGGAATTCACATTCAAGATTACAAAACAACATCAGTGTGGGCTGTTAGAAATGATAAGCCAGAATGGGAACAACAATTAAACATATATGCATGGCTTATTGCTTTCAATAAGAAAGTTCAAATAAAGTCCTTGACAATTGTTGGAATACTAAAGGACTGGAGTAAGTCAGAAGCTGATCGTAATCCAGAGTATCCACAAAAACCTGTTGCTATGGTTGATGTTCCTTTATGGACATATGAAGAACAAGAAAACTTTATTAAAGGTCGTATTGCTAAACACAGTGCAGCTGACTTCGCTATGGAAACAGGTGGAGAGTTAACAGATTGCACACCAGCAGAAATGTGGGAGAAACCTCCTGTATGGGCTGTCATTAAACAAGGTGCGACTCGTGCTAAGTCTTTACATGATGCAATTGAGTTAGCAGAAGCAGCTAAGAAAGAATTAGGTGCGGGTTATGAGATTCAACTAAGGCGTGGTAAGCGTGGTCGATGTGAAAGCTATTGCTTGGTGAATAAGTGGTGTAAACAATATCAACAATATAAGGAGGAAAATCCATGAGTGGTGCGGGCATGCCTTATGAGTGGTCACAGACTTATGATGACTACGATAAGATATTTGATGAAAAAGTACCGATGGTCGATAGTTCACAGATCGGTGGAACACATTATGTAAGTAAAACAATTCAGCCATGGGATTTTATTGTGGCTAACAAGCTTGGTTATCTTGAAGGCAACGTCATAAAGTATGTTTCAAGGTATCAAGAAAAGGGAGGCTTAGAGGATTTACGTAAGGCTAAGCATTATTTAGAGAAACTATTAGAGGTGAGAACAAATGAGTGTATACAAGAAGTTACAGGAAGCAAGAATCCTGCTGCAAAATACTAGTCTTAAAAAGTCTGGTAAGAATAAGTTTGCGGGATATGAATACTTTGAATTAGGGGATTTTTTACCTACCATTCAAAATATATTTACTAAAGTTGGTTTGTGTGGAACGGTATCATTTGGCACAGAGATAGCATCATTAACCATCGTGGACGTAGATGCAACTGAAGCAGCACAAGGAAGCTATGTTGTATTTAGTTCACCAATGTCATCGGCTGAGTTAAAAGGTTGCCATGCAATCCAGAATTTGGGGGCGGTTCAGACTTATTTGAGACGCTATCTATGGGTAACAGCCATGGAGATTGTTGAACATGACGCTCTTGATGCTACTACAGGAAAAGATGACCCAAAAAAAGCTGAGCCTACAACTGAAAGTCCAAAGATCGTAGGCTTAAGAGGTGAATGGCAAATTGTAGCTCCCGCTAAACCACAGGGAGATGTTCAAGGATGGTTAGATCTAATTAAAAATGCTTGTCATTTACAGTTAGGTTTTGCCAAAAAAAATGAAGACTTAGAATCTATCTTCAGAAAGAATAAACTACTATTTGATGAAATTAAACTAACCGATCCTAATTTCTACAAGGAAATGATGGCTCAATTTACAGAAATGAAACATAAACTAGAAAAGGAAAAACAAGATGGCACAACAGTATGAATCAAGACCTAACACGGGCGTATTATTTAATAACGATACAAAGAAATCAGAGAATCATCCTGACTTTAGAGGTTCAGTAGATATTGATCGTAACTTACTTATTGACCTTTTAAAGAAACATCAATCAGGTCCAATTAAAGTAGCGATTGCTGCATGGAAGAAAACTTCACAAGCAGGAAATGATTTCTTGTCATTATCAGCGTCAGAACCATACGAGAAACCAGCAGGTCAAGCACCAGCTAAGAATCCTTGGGAGAACTAAGATGGCTAGAGCCAAAAAAACGGCAGAAACCATTACTCCACAAGAGGCATTGATTAAGGACCTGCAAGCTCAGGTCCATGATCTCTACGCTTTTTGTGTAGAGTGGCGTAAACAGAATGACACTTTAAAAGCTGAGAATGCTAACTTACATTATCAAATTGTAAGACTTGGTGGAATCGTTCAATATTTGGAGAACAAGATTGAAGCCGATACAATTCGAAGCTAAAAAGGTTGCCATTAAGCAAGATAAGAATGGCGTTTCATTAACGCTTGTTGTGCATCCTGACGACTTTCCTATAGAAATTCTACAGGACTTCGTTGGGGCTGCTTATCAATGTGTATTTGTAAGAACTGACCGTCCTCATGAAGACAAACAAGCTTCTTATGTTGGAGAACAACATGTGAAGTTAGCTGGCATACTTTCTACTTCAAAAGACTTTTGGGACTTCTTACATGCAGATAGTCAAATCCTTAAAAAAGATGAAGATACAGCTACAGATTGGTTGCGTGCATATCTTGGTATTCAATCAAGAGCAGAACTTAAAACTGATTTAGCAGCACAACAAAGATTAGATAAGATTAACAGGGAGTTTAAACAGTGGATGCAAAATTAAAGAAAGTTCCATACTCGGTATATTTACCACAAGAACTGCATTCAAAGTTAACTGCGATTGCAAAGACTCGTAAGGCATCTGAATTGGTGCGTAATGCAATTACCATGATTATCGAAGGTAACGATGCATACAACAGTGGATATAACCAAGCCATTAGAGATGCAGCACAACTTGTTTATGATTGTGAAGAAGCACAGATGGTAGCTATCAAAGGTAAAGATCTTGGTTCAATCCTCACCCACAGAATTGAAGGATTGGAGATGAAGAAATGAAATTGACTAGAAAACAAAAAATGAATCTAATAGAAGGAAAGCTTGAATTAAGTATGTTGCAATTCCATGCAAGCTTGCCTTGGATTATTAGAAAGTTATTTAGCAAACAAGCTTTAAATTGGTATGACAAGGGTAAAGGTGACGCAATGGCTGATTATCTTTGGCTTAAAAAGAAAATAGCAAAAGTGGAGAATCAAAATGGCAAGTGAAGCAGGCAAAGGCGATAAACAAAGACCAATGATCTATAGTATTGACTTTGAAACCAGATCAGCAATTGACCTCAAAGATAGGGGATTGGATGTATATGCCAACGACCCTACTACTGAGGTTATATGCATTGCGTTCGGCACCCAACCTAACGATGTGTTAGTAACTGACCAAGTTAATAACCCACACTACGGGCATTTCTTATCCAAACTATTAGACCACGTAAACAACGGTGGCAAAATCCAAGCATGGAACGCCATGTTCGAGTATGCCATCTGGAACTGCGTCTGTGTGCCTAAGTACGGCTGGCCACCACTAAAATTAGAACAATGTATTGACACCATGGCCATAGCTGCGGCCAATAATATTCCACAAAGCTTAGATGACGCTGGCACATTTCTAGATGCCGAATATAAAAAAGATCCTATTGGTAAGCGTCTTATTCAGAAACTATGCAAACCATACAAAGACGGATTTAATAAAGACCCCGAACTTATAAATCAGCTGTTTGAGTACTGTCGCCAGGACGTTAAGACAGAGATGGCCATAGGGCGTTTGCTAAGACCCCTGGACGCATCAGAACAAAAGATATGGGAGTTGACCCAGCGTATTAATATTAGGGGTGTTCCCGTCGATCCTTGTGAGTTGGAAAATGCGGTTAAGGTTATTGAACATGCTCAAGGCAAGATTGACCAAGAAACAATCGCCAATGGCATAAGGGAGAAGATAAATGAATGAATATAGAATAAAAACATTTGTGCATAGACTCAATAAATTAGGTATAGATGTAACCTTTGCTGCCAATTATCCTTGGATTTATTTTGATACTATTAACGGTAAAAAGGTTACAGGAACATTTCATGCTGATCATGGATGGACTGCATTTTTTAGTCCTGTTGAAATACAAGGCAAAGTTAAATTTAGTGATAGACGAGAAGTATTTAAAAAGGTAAGGAGCATGTTATGAAACAACATAAATGGCATAAAGAAATAAAAGCATGGGCTGAAGGTAAAAAGATTGAAGCTAAATGGTTATCTGATGAAAATGAAGAATGGCAATATGTTGAAACTCCAATTTGGGATGCAACTCATTGGGAATACCGCATTAAACCACAACCTAAAGAAATGAACCCAGAACCAAATGAAGAGTTTACATGGTGGTATGAAAGAGTGTTTTTACAAAGCCCTAGTATGTGTGAACTTAAATATGATGATGAAAAGATGTGGCAAGCATGGATAGCGGGATATAAATTAGGTCGTGACAATGCCTACAAAAGAAAAGATATTCCTATTGAAACCTTTACCATACCAAAAGAAAAACATATACATACCATGAATGAAGAGGTGAATGATGAATGATCAAGAACAATTAGAAGCTGTTTATGCTGGCATGGCTATGTTAGGATTTATTATTAACGGTGATAAAGAGCTAGAAGATATTCCAGAGCTATCTAAAAAGATGGCTCGTAAAATGATGGAAGAACCTATTAAAGTAGGACTTCCCGCTATCAAAAGGAAAAGAAATGCTAGATGAACTTATTAGATTTGCTGAAGAGCTTTATAAAAAGGATAAAGTAGCTGGAACAGAACTTGGTAAAATCATTCAGGATATTGGTAAACAAGTTCTCTTGCATAATGCTCTTGTAAAAGAAATGAAGGCTACCATTAAAAAACTAGAATCAGAAAAGAAAAGGAGAATGCATTGATACCTAATTACCCAGATATTAGTTTTATAGATTTGATTGAAGGCAAACAATGGCACTATATGCCAACAGAAGATATTACAGCCTATGAAATTGCACAATTATTAGAATTATTTACTTATACTGCCATTTACCACAAAGAAAGACCTATTGAATGGAAGTTATATTTAACAAGTAAGAACCTGTTTAAACACTTTAAAGAAACGGAGATTGGACAATGAATGCACAAGAACTAGCAGCTAAAGCTAAAGAATATAAAGAAGCTTATATTACAGGTAAGCTATCGCTGGTTGAGTTCAAAGAACTTGTGTCTGATTTAAATCTTGCTAAAGAAATAGATCAGAATGCATCGCAGTTTGAAGATGATCAACAAGCTAGAACAATCATACTAGATGTGATTCAGATAGTGAGTGCACTATGAGATTTCTTCCTTTTGCAGCAATTGCTTTAACAGGATGTTCTATTCTTAATATGGCATCTTATGATCCTAATGAATATCAATTAGTCAATATTATTAGAACTGATGCACAAACTATGAAATGCACACCTGATAATTTAGCTAAACTTAATTATGATATTAAAGCGTTAAAGAACTATTCACAATATCAACCAAACAATGAAGCAACGGTCAAACTTGTAAACAATCTTTATACTATTGTAGATGAGCTTAGCCAAAAAGATAAGCCTAGTGAAGTTTATTGTTCTGCTAAATTATCTATGATTGAAATGTCAGCAGAACGTATTGAGCGAGCTGTAGGTGGTAAACCAAGATGAGCCATAAAGATATTAAAGATGATGTATGGGATGCTTTGAAAAAAGTATATGGATCAACGCTTTACAGTGCTAAAGTTTCTGTTATACTAAAGGAACCTAATGGTATTCAGGTTAATATGATCATTAACTTCCCACCTAAAGAGGAGTTTTTTGAGTAATGTCGCCTTTATTTATATATATGCTACTAGCTTCACTGCTATGTGGCATAGCAATCGGATTTATTATCTATGACGAATTCTTTAAATAGTCCCTGTGTTGGCGTATGTCAAATATGGGACAACAAATGCAAGGGTTGCCATCGCACTATGTACGAAATAGTAAGCTGGTATGACTTTAGCGATGATCAAAAACGTGAAGTGTTAGAAAGGTTGGAAAATGTACCGAAACAAGAAGCTTCTGGAATTAGTTCGTCAATCTCCCTGTCAAAATTGTGGGATTGAAAACGGCACTATATGTGCTGCACACTCCAATCAAATGCGAGATGGAAAAGGAAAGGGAATTAAAGCCCATGATTTCCGTATTGCTGCTCTTTGCCATGAATGCCATGTCAATATAGACTCTGGAAAAGATTTAACTCGTGAAGAAAGATTTGATGTATGGGAACGTGCCCACAGAGAAACGATAGGATGGTTATTTTTAAACGATCATTTGGAGATTAAATAATGAATCGCTTTGACTTAGAAGAACAGATTATAACGTGTTGGAATATATTAGATGACTTAAAAATGATTGTTGAACCCATGGAAGATAATCATATTGACCGAAAAAGAATTGAAGCAGTCATTGAACTTTATGATATGAAGTTTCAACATCTATGGGACATATATAGCGAATTAGTAGAGTCATATCAATTTAGGAGTGTTTTTGATGAATAAGCCAGAAGCATGGTTGTATGAAGAGTACGATACTAACGGTAAATTAAGAGCAAGACATGTATGGAATCTATTGCCTAATGATTTATCTTACATATCTAAGCTAAAAGATATTGGACATGTTGAAATATCAGCACTTGATAAGGTTGGTGACTCTATTGTGTTTGATAAAGAAAACAAATACAACTCTAAAAAACTAACTGAAGCATTTGGAGGGCTATGAAAACTATTATCAATGATGATGCATTACGTGCATGCTATGTTTTTCTTAGGTCTGTCTATCCTTTCAACACATGGAAGTTACCACCACCATCTAAAGTAAATTTTGAAGTTACTACAGCCACAGAAGTTATGGGAGAATTTGATTGCGACCCGTTAGTGATTCGTCTTTCATCGGCTAGGCAATCGACAGTAGAAAATCTATTAAGAACGACTGCACATGAACTTGTGCACATGAAGTTTTATTTAGAAGGTAAAGCAAATTATCATCATCACGACCAATCATTTAGAAACCATATGAGACAAATTAACACACTCATGGGTTGGGATAAACTTGAACTTTAAGAGAGGAAAATATGAAATATAAATCAGTACTTGTTATATCAGACTTACACATTCCATACCATCATCCAGATGCGTTTAAATTTTTAACGGCTTTAAAGAAGAAGTACAAACCAGACCATGTAGTCAATATTGGTGACGAATTAGATATGCATGCGATGTCTATGCATGATTCAGATCCAGACTTATTTTCGGCAGGTCATGAACTTGCTGCATCAATCTCATATATTCAACAACTTGAAAAGATCTTTCCAAAGATGACGATTGTTCATTCCAATCACTCATCGATGTTATTTAGACGTGCTTTGAAGCATGGCGTTCCAAAAGGCTACTTAAGGGACTATAATGAGTATCTCGGTGTAAGTAACAATTGGAAATGGGTGGATGATCATACCATTGATTTATCTGACGGCACTCGTTGCTTTTTTACTCATGGCTTATCTGCTGACGTTCTTAAAGTAGCTATGCAATATGGCATGCATACTGTTCAAGGACATTATCATACTAAGTTTAGTATTGGTTATTACTCTAATCCTGATGCGTTAGTCTGGGGCATGCAAGTCGGATGTCTTATCAATCAAAAGTCTATGGCATTCCAATACGCTAAGAACTTTAAAACAAGGTTCATTGTTGGATGTGGTATGATACTCGATGGACAACCAAAGCTTATGCCTATGGTGCTTAATTCAAACGGTAAATGGATAGGAAAGTTAGTATAATGGCAACAGAAAAAGTACATCCAAGTAAAAAACATCGAGATCCGTTCAAAACAAAGACGGGTAAAGATAATTTAAAAGCTCTTTCTATAAAGCAACTCTACCTATTGTTAGAGAAGGCTGAAGGAAAGAAAAAACATAAGATAGCTAAAGAAATAGCAAGGAGAACTCCGATTGAGTAAACATCATGAAGCAGGAAAGGGTGATTCACCAAGACCTACCAATCAAAAGGCCTTTGATGAGGGCTTTGATCGTATATTTGGTAGACGCATCTTAAATCAAAAAATGTCTAATGATGATCTAGCAGAATATGAGCTCGATAAATCAACAGGCGAGGTAACTAAAGTTGCAAAATAATACTGATGTTTTTGTTGCGTTTGTAACTGTTATGTGCTTGATATACATACTAGCTGGATTTCTTAAGGGAATTCTAGCTATCTACGAATACGCACTGTGTTATCTATAAAATACAAAGCTGACTATGATCGTGGATTTAATGCAGAAGAACGCTTCGCTGAAGCTTACTTAAATCAAATAATTTGGGCAACCAAAGAACAGGATATGTTCGAGCATTGGGATGTTCAAGGTCTATTTATTGATAACTACTATAAGTTTGATGTAAAGGCTTTAAAGAAAATTAATCGCTATGATGATTCATTCCAAGATGATATGGCTTGGGTAGAAGGTGTTAACGTCAATGGTGAAAAAGGATGGTTGCAAGGAAAAGCTGATTATATTGTCTTTGAACGTAACCACGAATGGCTTGTAGTTGAACGTCAGGGACTATTCGACTGGACAACGCACAAGCTTATTAAAAACGGATATAAACAAGGTAAAGAGCTTTATAGTGTCTATCAAAGAAAAGGTCGTCAAGACAAACTTACCTTAATTAAATACTCAGATATACCTCAAGAGCATATTATTCGTTTAAATAAAAAAAGGGAGACATTTTAAGCCTCCCTTTCGGTACCATAACCCCATGCATAAACTAGTTTATCGGGACGAGTATTATACCATTATTTATTCATTACGTACATAGTTACTTCAAAGCCAAAACGCATTTCTGTTGCAGTAGGTTTATTCCACATAGTAGTTCTCCTTTCAAGTACAAATGTATCCTAAAATAGAACAATTTAAATCAAGAAAACCATGAAAATAGAGTACGACTTTCCTTATCCACCAAGCGTAAATCATTACTGGGGAATACACGGTAAAATACGCTTTGTAGGTAAGGCTGGATTAGCCTTTAGGAAAGAGGTCTCTATAATAGCTCTAAAACGCACAGAATCGCTCTATAACGCACGATTAAAGGTCAAGGTATACCTATACCCTCCCGACAGGAGAAAGCGTGATATAGACAACAATATGAAGAGTCTTTTAGATGCTATGGAACATGCAGGCGTATATGAGAATGATTCTCAAATAGACGACCTGCATATTATAAGGGGTGAAGTGGTTAAAGGCGGAGCCTGTAAGGTAATCTTAGAAGCTATTTTTTTTTAAACTTATCTAGTAAGCCACCTTTGGCATAGTTATTAGATGCTGCACCGCTAGTAATTGCAGCTAAATCTTGAGCTGTAGGACCAAAATTTTTCATCCATTTTGGTCTTTCGGTAGCAAGCTTAGTTAGTCCTCTCATGCCTAATTTGCTGTAAGCTCCTAATGCACCTAAAACAGGAGTAACTGGAAGACCAGCCAATAAAGGTGTTCCTGTTAAAGCAGCTGACATCATAAGTCTATCTGCAGTTCCGCTATTAGGAACTTTAGCACCCAATACGTCTAAACCTGCATTTGCCTGATCTTGCATCATAGCAATACCTTTTCCAGCACCTTTTCTATCCAAAGCTTTAACTGCTGTTAATAATTGATTGGGAGAATAAATGCCTTTTGTATCTACAGCACTTTGAGCAGCTCTTTCTAATCTTAAATAACGTTTAAACGCTTCATGAATACCATTTAATTTTTCTGCGTGTGTTGGATTTGCATCTGCCATAACTCCACGAAGAGCAGATTGTAAATCTCTATAAGCGTTAGCAATTAATTTATCACCATTACTTTTATAGGCATTCCATGCCAAATTACCAAAGTTACTTTCAGCATCTCTAAATTGCTGACCAGTCAGTTTATTGCCACCTGATTGCATTGCTTTTTGGTATTCCTCTTCTGTAATAAGACCGTCTTGAAAGCTTCTATTTAAACTATCTTTAAATGAAGCTTCATTTTGACTTGCTCTGTCTACGATAAACTTATTGAATGTATCAGTTACTTTTTTAGTTTGATCAGCATCTAATCCTTTAGTGGCTTTTTCTAACTCATCATTTAATACACCTAGAGATGATTTATTTGATCCTTCTAAAATATATTTACTATCACCCTCATCAAACAAATGAGGATATTCGTTCATTGCTTGTTCTTTTAATTCTGTTTTAAATGAACCATCTTCATTAAAATAATGTGGCATATTTTCTTTGTTAAGAAGAGTCTTATCAAGATCAAGTTCTAGTTTTGGAGATATATCTTTATAGGCGTTGGTCACTTTATTATAGACATCATCTACAAGTTCATGTCCTGCTTCTGCTCTAGGATTAACTTTAATAAGTTGTTCTTCTAATGCTTTTGCTGCTTTTTTATCGCCTCTAGCCAATGCTTCTGCTATTTTTTCCCTAACTTCATTATTCATTGGTTCTATAACATGGTTAGCAATAGCTTTATTAAAATCTGCAATAGATGTTTTTCTACCTTCTGCCATAATTGAACCTAAGATAGGACGGCTTGATAAAGATTGTTCTGCACTTAAAAGTCCAGGACCTAAGTCAATACCAAATAAAGAGACATCTGATAGCAATTGAGCTGGAGTAAAATGCTTTACGCCCATATCTTTAAGTTGTTGTAATCTTGCTCCTACAATAGGAGAGAATAGCATTTGTGATCCTTTACCAAATACGCCACCCAATGCAGCACCTTCAGCAATGTCTTTAGCTTTATTCTCTAAAAATGTTTCATAATCATTGCTACCTTTTGTATCGGTAGGCATTAATGCAGATATACCAGCACCTGCTACAGCACTTCTTGTTAATGGACTCATTTTATTAAAAGCATTTATTTCTGGTGTTAATACTCCTCCACCAATTAAACCTGCTAATTCTCCACCAAATTCTGCAACCCCAACTCCTCTGCGACCAGTTTTTCTAGCATCACTTTCAACGGTAGCTAAGTAGTCAGCTGGTTCATTTATACCAGCCCATTGTGCTACACCTGCAACAGGTTTTACAAAACCACTAAGATATGCTGCAGTTAATGGATATTTGGCACCAATAGAATTATGACTTCTCATCATTTCATCTATATCAGAAGATGCCATAGTAGATTGTAAGGATGGTTTACTTCCTATACCGCTTACTATATTTGAAATATCTACCATCTCATCACTTGACAATGGCTTAGATGGTCCAGATGGAATACCTAAATGATTATGAACAGCATTTTGAATAACGCTGCTACTAGTTCCAGCAGGGAAATGCAGCTCAGTGCCGTCATGCATTTGGGCTATAACATCATCACTCATCTTGGGTTTCCATATTGATCAAATTTAATTACATTTTTAGGACTAGATGTTCCATATAATGATTCATTTACTTTTCCAGTGTTAACAAATTCATCATTAATAGATTTTGCTTTATCTATAAGACCTTGTAAATGCTGTCTAGCAGTTTGAATTCTTTGCATTCTTACTTGATTTGTTAAGTCTGAATTAGAAATATCACCAATAGCTTCTTGTAATGCATTAAATTCACTTTGATTTAAACGACCTTGCAATTTAGGTAATTCAACAACTAAACTATTTTTCAACATTTTAAGTTGGTTGAGTGCTTGATTTCCTTCAGAGTTTGTCATTCTTCCAATTGGACCTGCAGCAATTCTACCTGGCATAGGTCCATCAGGTGCTTTTGAAAGATATTGCTCCATTAAGTTAAGTGTATTAATACCAGCTTGTGCTGTCTCAGCTGATTTATTTGCTGGATCTACAATACTTTTTTGTAAAGATTTTTGTGCAGGAGTTTGGAATCCTTCCATTTTTAAGTTTTCTCTTGCATTCTTATCTTGTGCAAGCATTAGCATCATATTGTGTTGAAATGCATCTTCTTTTAATTTATTTGCTGCAATTTCTTTTTTAGCAGCAATTTCACTTAAAGTAGCTCCAATTTTTTGATGACGATCTTCATCGGCTTTAGTTGCTTCATAAGCATATTTATTAATTGCTTCTTGATCTGCTTCATTTTGAGCTTGTTGTTTGCTATAAAAGTCAAGACCTTCTGGAGCACCCTTACCTATATTCACTAAAGCATATGGAGATGTTCCTGCCATCATGCCAAGACCAGCTCTTAATAACGCTTCTCCAGACATGGTTTTTTGACGACCTTCCATAATGTCTTGAAGATGTTTTTGACCTGCTTTTAATGATTCAGATACTTCATTTTTAGGATCCAAATATTCTTCCCACATTTTTTGTTCTAAAGAAGAGCTAGAAAATTTGTTTGGATCTGTAATAGGTGTTACAACGTTATCCGAAACAGGAGCTTTATTAGATATTTCATGGCTAACTTGTGGAGATTTTTTAAATGAATCATAAATAGACTTAGCTGTTACAGTTGGAGCAGAATATGTAGGAGATCCTGATGCATTAGCTTTAGTAAAATCATCATAAGGATCACTTGGTTGAACTACTACAGGAGCAGGTTTTACTGGAGCATTCTTATTAAATTTAGAAATATCAAACATTCCCGTGTCTGGATTTATTGTCGTAGGCGTAAATTTTTCTTGTTCTGGATATGTGTTAGGGGTATCATCAGTGTGTGCATTAGCTCCAGAAGCTGATTTTAAAAGTTTTATAATACTTGGATCTTCTTTTTGTGATGCAAGTTTAAGACTTGAAGAGTCATCTGGTGAAGGAACTAAACTATCATCTTTACCTGCAAAGGCTAATAAACCACCACCAGCTGCCTTCATGGTTGTAAGATCAGGAGGTGTTGCAATAGCACCCACTCCCATTCTATCTTGAGGTGGCATTGGTTGCATAGATTGTTGTGCTAATATCTTTGGAGATTCAGGATTAGATTTTAATCTTTGATCTTCTTGTTGATAACCATTAGCTACTAATTTAGCTAAAGGACTAGCATATTGACTTTGTTCTACTGCATTAAGCTGTTCTGGTGAAAACATACTCATAGGAATACCACCAGCAGCTTTCATTACACCGCCTTCTTTAGCTTTAATAACTCCACCTTTAGCTTTTAAAATTCCAGTAGCATTAGCCATACCAGCTAAACCAATACCAGCAGTACCTAAACCAGCAGCTTGTGAAATAAGGCTTGGAGGAGCTTGGTACATAGACGTTGTAGATTGTTGCATTGGTAAACCACGTAACATAGAGTTAAGTACACCCAATTGCATGTATGGATATTGTTGTGCTGTAGCGTAGTTTTGAATAGCTTGGTTGATAATGTTTTGTTGTTGTGTTTGTTGTTGAGCACCTTGTTGGGCTTGAGTGCCAAGAATACTTTGTTGAGCAGCCAATTCTTGACCACCAAGACCTGCCAATTGATTTGCACCAGCCATTTGTGAAGCAAGTGCTTGAGCTTGAGCTTGTTGACCTTGAAGGCCTAAGTTGGCACCAAATTGTTGTGCTTGTTGTGCATTTTGGAATGCAGTATTGTAACCTTGTGAGATCAATTGATTTTGAGCTAACATTTGGTTTTGTGCATTAAGTGAATTCATAAGTGCTTCACGTGATCCACCAAAAGCTCCTGCTTGAGTTGCACCGCTTTGTTCTTGTTGACCTGCTATACCATATTGCTGATTAGCTAATTGAAGTTGAGGTGCTAATGAAGCCTGAATGTATGGATTCATATAAGCATTAACAGAAGCTGGGTTAGTTGCTTGGTTTGCGTAATTTTGACCAGTCATACCCATTTGTTGACCTAATCCACCAAGCTGTCTATTTACACCCATGGTTTGACCCATCGCTTGATTATAAGCACCAGGTACTTGAAGATTAGCAGCAGAAGATTGTGCTTGTTGTTGTAATGGTGAGAAACCAGCTACGTAGTTTGCAGGATTATTACTGTATGGCGTATAAGCATTAAAGCCTGTACCAGATGGATTATATACTTGTGCTTGAGCAGCATTAAGCATATTCATAACATATGGCTGTGCATAGTCAGGAATATTGGTATTCATCACCGTAGTTTGTGTAGGAGCAGATGCTGGTGGTGGAGATCCTCCCCATAGCACAAAGCCCATGTTTGTCATGAAACCATTGACAAGCCAATAAAGCTTATCTTTTAATGAGTTTCCATGTCCTACGTCTATGCCAAATAACTTCATAATCTATCCTTGAATTGTCTTTGTGTATATCTTATCTGTGAATTTATAACCTAAATATTCTAATAACCTTGAATTATCCAAATGGACTTTTGTATGAATTAACATACGATTAACGCCTATGCGTTTTAACGCTTCTTCTGCATATTGAAACATCTTGATTCCAACACGACCTTTTCTGTATTCTGGCTTTAAGTAATACACATCTTCATAAGCCATCTTACAAGATTTGTAATGAGGATTAGATTGTATGAAAAAAGCCATATAACCTATAAGTTCACCATCATTTCTTACTGTAATCGTTCTTAACATTCCTGCTTGTGCAAAACGATCATAAGAATCCCAATCAGGATCAAATGGAAATTCTTTACTTACGCATAGCTCTTCGTAATGAGCTGGAAGAACTCTCATGAATTCTTCTTTAAACTGCGTTCCGTCAACGTCCTCGTATACTATCATGCGTTTGGTGGAGGCGTTTGTCCTGACATCATATTAAGTTGACTTAAAGCATCAGGTCCTGTTGTATTTGGAGGAGGTGCTACATTACTTGTTTGACCAGCTGTTGTATTGTTTGGATTCCAACCACCAAAACCATTGCCATATTGATTAAATCCACCATAAGTATTTCCATATGGACTCCATTGACCAAAGCTTCCACCATATGGATTCACTTGACCCATATTAAACATAGGTTGTTGTTGATTGCCATATGGAACATTCACTGGATTATTAGATCCTTGTGGAGCGTATGGGTTAGTTTGGTAATTTTGAAATGCACCTGAATTAACAAGCTGTGAAAGAATACCAGCTATGCCACTTGATGTTCCTGTATTTGCACCAAGCGTTCCATAATTTGGTTGATATGGTGAATTAGGTGGAGGCGTAGTTGTAGGGCCTGTCATATTAATGTTTGGTCCATTATAATCAGATGTTACTTGTTGAACTACTGGTGCTGGTGATGATGATCCGCCCATGGCTTTTCCTTTATGCTGGTAAAAATTTATATGCTTTAGTGTCTGCTGCTATATCTTTAGCTTTAGCACGTTTAGCTTTGATGCGATCCATCATTTCATAAAGGCGTTTAGCTCCTGCATCTGTTGAGCCATTACCAAGTTCTGAAACAATCCTAGCTGGTATTACAAATTCACCTTCTGCTAAACGAGCTGGTTGTTTATGACCAATCGTTGCAGGAATAGAATCTGATACACCATCACCAGGTCCTTTTAAAAGTCTTCCACCATCTGAATAATCACCTAAATGGTAATCAGGTAGTCCGTGTAATTCACCACCATGTGCATATTGACTTGGAATGATAGGGTTTGTATTAATAGCACCTAAAGTTGGGAATTTTTGCATACCTGCAAAATAACTTGATGGCATTTGAGCTAATACAGCATTAGCTGATGCGTTAGCAAGACCTGCTTGATCTGCAGGTAAATTAGCTGTGCCTGATTTGTCTACATAAACTGTAGATTCAACCTTAGGCATTTCTTTAGCAGTCCGTTTAAACATTCCAGCACCTTTGTTAATATCTTCAATAGCTGTTTTTTCTGCTGCTAATACATCTTTTTTACTTGATGGTGCAATGTCACTTAAATCTGTTTCTCCAGCATCAGCATATTTATGCACATCCATAAGTCCACCTTTTTTAGCTGCATATGGATTATAAGGACTTGCAGCATAATTAGCATAAGTAGCTTGATATGCTGGATTGGGTTGTGCTGGGAGCATGGGTTGAAAATTAGGCGAATTATATTTTAATTGATTAGCAGAAGGCACGCTTGATTGAGTAGCTACAGGACCACTTGTTTGTGAAGAAGATAATCCTTGTAAACCAGCCAAAGCTGCAGGAGCTAATGATTTTAATACGTCCATTCCAACACCTGGTCCAGAAGATAAAAAGTCTCCTGGGTGCGTTACAGCGTTTACAATTCCAGAACCCAATCTATTTAAACTAGGTGTATTTGGACCTGCAGTAGGTGTAGCAGTTGGTGTTGCAGAAGGAAGCCCTTGTGGTGTTGTATTGTAGTTTGGTGCGATCTGTGGTTGTGCATCAGGAGTTAAAACAGGTTGACCTGTAGTTGGATCAAGAGCTGGTGTAGATGTAGGTGGTGGAGTTTCTACTGGAGCTGCTCCAAAATTACTAAGATCTGAACCTAATTGACCACCGCTATAAGCACCAAAACCAGCCATAATGCCTTGTCCTAAAGATCCTGTTATAGCATAGTCACCAAGACCAATAGCAGCAGATGTTAATAATCCAGCTTGTGATGCTGTTAAACCAGCGTCTACTAAAGCAGGGTCAAGAGTCACTGCACCTAAAGCACCTAATGCCATTGGTAAAATAGCACTTAAGAATCCAGCTTCTGGAAGTCCTGTTTTAGGATTAACAGTTAGTGAATGTCCATGAGCTTTAGCAAGTTCATTAAGGGCGTGTAATTCCCCAGTCGTCATATGGACTAAGTGGTCATCATCTCCACGACCTTGGGATTGTAAATGTTGGGCTGCTAAATGTAGACTCATAATTTCACCATTATATAATATTTTACAGGGTTTTACACAGTTGTGCCACTAGAATTCACCCAATTTGTGCCGTTATACCAGATTGGGATACCTAAAGTGGTATCAAAGTATGTTTGTCCGATAGAAAGACCTTGATTAGGTCTATTTGCAGTCGTTCCATATGCTGGAACTACCACTGCACGAGTAAAGCTATCTATTGTATTAAAGTAAAGACGTAATGCGTTAGAGAACTTATCTTGTGTTAATGCACTGTATTCTGGTGGGGCTAACGGTAAGTTAGGTGCAATCGTTGGAATTAGTTTGTTATCAAAAGCCATTATCTTCTACCATCTGGTTTAACATCAATACGAGGCACACCAAGTTGCCATGCCACACCTAGTCCTGTAGATGTAATATTAAATGCCATTTGACGAGCACGAAGTCTAGTATAAACTTCACCACTAAATTGTTGGATTGGATACTCTGAAACTGATGTATAGTTATTTGCACTTATCACAGAATCAACATCTGAAGTAACTACAGTAGCACCTGAATTTTGACGGCCATATAAGGTCATGGTGACAGACGGATTATTGACTGTAGATCCGTTAAAGTTTACATCAGGTAACATACGCCATACAAAGCCTAAATGGTCTCCAGCATCAATACCAAAATCAGAAGACTGTATGTAAGAAGTAATAGGTTGTGGGCTTGATGTTGAAACATCATCTGTACCAACCTCATGATAAAGAAGCCTATTATTATAATCTGCTGCTACTGGGTATGGGTTAATACCATATTGTAACCATGCAGTACGAGCCATTGTTCCATATGTCCAAACCTTATCTAAATAGTTGTAAATCACATATTTGTCAATTTGATTTGAACCACTTGAGTTACTTACATAGAACCACCAAACTTCGTTATAGCCCTCATTAGATCCAGAAAAGACTTGGAATGATTGGTTAGTATTGATGTCATCAAATACATACTGACGTAATGAACATGGTAATGTGGAAACAGTACCGTTATACATATAGAATTTATCTTTACCCATCCAATAAGTTACGTTATTAACTGTGACTGCTGAATTAGGTGACATGATAGAAATATTATCCATCAATACTTGGAATGACCAAACATAAGGGAATCCAATATACTGCATAGAGTAAAGACAAGAATCAGTCCAAATCAATATTTCTTGACGTGTAGTTTGAGATTGCATAATGTAAGAACCATTCGTCAATTGGAACTCACCAGATTGATTTGTGGTACTTGGTACCCAAGTAAATTGGTTAGCTTGATCTGACCAACGTACAAGCATGGGATTGAATGCTGTGTTTGGGTTTGATGGGTTATAAGAATTAGCACCCATAGCAATTAAGAATTGTTGGATAGGAGCTGATAAAATTTGATTAGTTTCTAATGGAACAAACTGTTGATAGGTATAAGATGTTCCAGGTACAGTAGAATTAGATGCTAAGCTACTTAAAGCTACAGCACGAGTAGATACGCCATTTGCAGCTACCCAATAGTAAATAGGTCCACCACGAGGTGCTATGGCTAAGTCTGCACCATAGTTATCATTTGTCCAAAGTCTTAATTGTAGAGCTATACCAGATGTATAACCTGTGCCCCAACCACGAGATCCTTCTTGCACATTAATATAAACAGAAGATCCACCACCTGTAGCTGATGATGTGGCTTTGTATGAATTAGGTAAAGTAATTGTAAATCCAGCAGCCGATATATTGGATATTTGGAATGTATTATTTAGCACAGCTGCAGGAACGCCTCCTACAGAAGCTGCTCCACTCAATGCTACGGTAACTATAGCTGCAGTACCTGAACCTGTACCAACATTAGTAGCAGTAAAGACGGTGCCTACAGCTGTTGAAGATGCACCAATAGATGTCCAGTTTGTTGTGCCAGACGCTACAATTTGATATTGTTGACCTACGACTAAAGCGGTTGCATTGACAATAAAAGTATTTGAGAAAGCAATAGTAACTGTAGAACTTGATGCAGTGGTCGTAATTGGATTAGCACTCATCAAGACAGGTGATGTAGTATCTCCACCCCAAGGACCAGATCCCCATCCCGTGCCTACTGTTTCTGTGACTAGACCTACTGGATATTCATATTGAGCTGTGACTGTGCCTCCACCTGTGGCTGTAGAAGAAGCCGCATTAGATGAAGTGACTGTGTATTGAGTAGCATTTAAAAAAGATGCAACGATATATTCATTATTGGCATTAATACCAGAAGTGGCAATGTTGATACCGCCTACATTTGATGTAGCTGAAAGAAGAACATAATCACCTACATTAGGTGAATAGTTACCATCTGTAATAGTTAACACATATGAAGAAGCAACAGTAGCAATAGCTGCTGTGAGTGAACTTGTATAAGATATAGGTGTAATGTCATTATAAGTACCACCAAAGTAAATATAATACTTAGAGCTAGTTCCTACACCAATATAGCTTGAAAGACCGTTAAGATTAATCCATGACCATAAAGCACGGCAAACACCTACATATTGACTTGGATTAACCTGAACCCAGCCACCAATTTTTTCTGGAAGACCTGATCTAAAACGAACTTTATCAGAAAGATAAAATCCACCTTCGTTACTGTAATCAGTACCTTCTCGGTTAACGCCTGGTCTATATGTGAGTTTTTGTAATGGCATATTATTCTAGTACGTCTAATACCTTATTAATTTTCATAACACGATCATCAAGGCCAAGTATACCGCCATTAATGCGTTTTGTCATATTTGTGTAGTCTTGTGCATCAGCTAAAATGTTTAGCCCATGTTTGTTCCAGAACCAGCCAGCAGACAATACAGCCCCAGTAGGTTCAGAAATAAGGTCAGGATTATCCAAAAGATCCAAGCCCAATGCTTCTCCACAATTCTTGTAATTATCTTTACCAGTGATTTGTATAACACCACGACCAATGTATTTGAATCCATCTCCATCCTCCGTGTTACCCATACGTCCTGCATAAACTTTATTAGCAATCTTTTCTTGATTATGGGCATATTGATTCGCTGTATCAAGATCAGGAAAACGACTAGGCCATGTTTTCATAAGTGATTCAGCACTATAATTAAGGTTTTCTTTTACAAACTTAAAGTTACCAGATTCATGTTGGCATTGACCAATAAATGCAGCAATACGTCTATTAGAATCTAAAGCATATTTTTTAAGTGCTTGATTGATAGGGTCAAGCCATTTTAAGTCTATACCAAGCTCTTGTAATTGAGATTCGTTCATTTAACACCTAATTGGAGGTTGATGAATTCTTGGAGGCTGATGACGTGTTCTGTCTCGTCTGCACAGTCTCTGGTAATAGATAAATAGTCTTTGGTTGAGCCATTAGGGAGTCTGAAGGTGTTGCTGGTGTCGGACACTGCACTGCCACTGGAACTAGGCTTGTGCATCCCGTCATAATAAGCGTGAAGAGAATTAAGCTTTTTTTCATAGTTGTCTGTTACCTTTGTTGTTATTTCTTTTTGTTGAGCTAATACGACTTTGTTGTGTTCTTCTTGGATTTTTCCTTGAGCTTCAACATCAGTCTTAAATGCTACAAATCGTAGATGTTCTACATACCATCCACCTATAGCTGCACCTGTGATAGCTATACCAAAGAATGCAAGTCTAATATATAGAAGGATCATTCTTTATCTTTTTGTGTTGCTGCTTTAGCACCAATAGCTACACCACTTCCACTTAACACTGAACCAAATCCAATGCCTAATTGTGAAAAGTCAAATGATGATCCATGAAATACATGAACCAATGCACATGCTGAAAATGTGAGTACAGCTACAATTGCTACAAATCTAGCAATACAAAATGTTTGATTATCGTCTTCAGTTAAGATGTCTTTAATGAGTTTATTCATATTAGTTTCCTAAAGGATTTATTGTGGCCTTACGTAATGCTTTCATTTGCTCATTCATTGAAGTAATGGCAGCATTAACTTCTTGTGTATTACCTTTTGCCATAGCAATAGCTTCTCTTGAAGTTGCTAGTGCATCAGATGATTTTTCTTGCATTCTGACAGAGGTATCTTGTAATGATGCAATACGTTCTTGTTGTGATTTAGATTGAACTTCTAATGTGTTAATGCGGGTTTGAATATCCTCCAAACCTTTAACAGATTCAATCGTTGAAACCATTTCGTTGTAACGGGTTATTGCCAAGTAAGCTCCGCCACCTATAATCGGCAATGCGGTCAAGATTATCCCCAGTATCATTTGAGGTGATAAAGTCAATGAGAAAGTCTTGTTGTTTTCCATATTCTTGTTCCTGTATTAAAGTTATATATTCAGTTAACTGTTGTTGTTGCATGTTATAGCCTGTATTGAGCATTTGCATACTCATTACAATGCCAAAACCAGGCACTATTTCTTTGCCTTTTGGTACAGTTGTTTGAACTGTGGTAGTAGTGTTTGAGCTACTTGAGGTATTACTTGAGCTTGTGCTCGTTGTATTCGTTGATGCTGTCGTTGAGTTTGATGGGGTACTCACAATAACAGGGTTTTGTGGAACATCCACAGGTTGCACAGCCGTTTGGGTTGTACTCTTGGATATAACCGAATTCGGATTCGTTGGACTTATTGGACTTATAGGGCTCACTGGGTTGTTTATATTCGTAGCTGTCATTATACATGTATTGGAAGTCGTTGCCCAATCCGACCATGTTGGCGTGGAATATGGATCCGAACAGCTGGAGGATCTGTTTTGTATGATGCTTCCAGTATACCCAGGTTGGCATGACAGAGTCTGCGTTTGAACCGAGGGATTGCATGTTGCTGGATCTGGACTGCAACTGTTTGTTGTTGTTACCCATCCACTGTCTGAAGGCTGACCATAAGGATCCGAACACGTTACTGTGTCCGTTTGTATAATAGTCCCTGAGAAGTGCGTCTGACAACTTAACGTCCTTGTAGTTTGTGATGCGTGGCAAGTTGGTGGGTCTTGAACACACGAATTGCTGATAGTGGTCCACTGACCAGGTACGGGTTGACCATAAGGATTTGGACAACTCGTTGTTGCTTGTTGGGTAATCTGTCCTGTGTAATGTATTGGACATGTTAATACCTGTTGTGACGTTGATGTCTGGCAAGTCGGTGGTGCTGGTGAACAATTATTGCTTGTTGTTGTCCATGGTCCCCAAGACTGCGTTGAACAAAAGTATTGCCTAGATTGGTTAATATTTCCAATTTGGTTTGGACCGCATGATAAAGACTGAAATTCAATCTGACTAATACATGGCGGAGGAACATAGCACACTGGATGGCCATATTGTTGAGACAATTGATTACACCAATCAGTAAATTGAT